ATGCTGTGGTATGCGACAAGTTGGGCCGGAATTAAGACAACCGGAACTGTGTCTATTCATGATAACACTGTACATGATATTTACAGTGATTGTATCCATATTGGGGGAGTGCGAACAAACCTAAGCATATACGCTAATACCCTCTATAATTTTGGTGAAAACGCTATTGATTTTAAAGCTTCTGGTGAATCAACAGTTACGGTAGATGTTTATAACAATAATATGTCTCAAAACGATTATGGGGAAGCATTGGGAAGCAGTTACTATGGCCCTGTGTTAATTGCTGGATCTACCGGAACTTTACTTAATCCTGCCGACCCAGATAACAGATATATTAATATTAGACATAACTATTTTCATGATTGTGCATTCACAGGTATTAGTGGCATCTTACCTCATAGTAAGATTTATGAAAACTATTTTAAGGATGTTTTTCAACCTATCGGTTTTGAGGGAACTGATTATGTGGAGATATATAATAACATATTTAAATGCACTGCTGCTGTGACCACTTCAACTCGATTAAACGGTTCATCTGTCACATACGCCAGCGCCTGGAATGTTGCGATTAAGAAGGCTGTATTTTATTATAGATACGCCCTGACCAATTCGCTCACATATAATAATACAATCTATTGCACTCATGCTGATTATAGCTATGGAATTGTTGTTAGAGGTGATGTCAGTTCCAGCGGTCAGAAAATCAAGAATAACGTAATCCACATGACGCAGGCTGCCGGGCCTTATTGTCTCTATTATGATGGAGTTGGAACGGAACCGGATGTAGATTATAACTCCTACTATAACCCTAATCACGCTAATAGAATTTCAGGAACCACAGACGCAAATGGAATAACAACTGATAATGGTATTAACTTCCCTACAAATTTCTATCCTGATGCTGGCGGTGATGCTGTTGTAGATGCAGGGACTACACTTACCCTAACAGCCAATGGGTTGAGGTCAGTAAGTACGTGGACACCTGCATTTGCTGTTCAGACAGTAGCAAGGGCAGAAAATGGTGGACATGATATTGGTGCATATGAGTATGAGTCAGCAAGCCCGCCACCTGTTGGTGGTGGAGGAAGTTATTATTGTACCCTTACCATTCAGGAAGCGCAAATACCTGGAACTGGAAACTTGGCAAATTTTCCTGTTCTACTAACCGCAGCGACATTCCAATCTAATTGCGAGCAATGTCTTGATAGCGACTTAGCAAACGGAGCTATAAAATTTTACAGTGATGTGGGTTTAACTACGCAACTCAATTATGAGATCGTTGATTTTACCCAAAACGCTAACCCTGCAAACGCAACGGCAGAGATTTGGGTTGGTATAGCTTCCCTGAATAAAGAAGCGAATACAACCATCTATGCAACCTGGAATACCAATGCACCTGGCACAGAAAGCGCAATAAGCAATAATGCCACAAGTGTATGGGCTGCTTATCAGGCTACATGGCATTTAAACGAAGCTTGGAGCGTGGCTGCTGGTAATTATAAGGACGCCACAGTCAATGTTAATCATGGACAATTAACTGATGCTGATACGGACTCGGCACAAGGCACAGGTCAAATAGGAAAATGTATAGACTTTGCGGGTGACGCTGACTTTATTAATGCTGGAAATAGCGCCACCCTCGAAATGGGCACAAATGATTGGTCCCTTTCTACATGGTTTAAAGGAGGAGCAGGTAATAATCGTTTTCTTAGAAAGGGTGCATCCACTGTAGTGGGATATGATTTCTGGTATTATGGAACAGATGATGACCTAAGGAGTTATCTAAGAGAAGATGGGGGAACTTCGTTATTCGTTGACTCTAATAATACATTAGGGGCAGATGATAGTGCATGGCATCATGTTGTGGTAACTCATGACAGAAGCGGTAATGCAACTTTTTATCTTGATGGTAGTGCAGTTGGAACGGAGGATATATCAAGTTTCGTTGCTGAAGATATAACAAATAATGGTGTGAATTTTTCAATAGGTACATCAGCCGGGGCTTATTCTGCAACCTCAATAGATGAAATGCGGGTATATTCGGGACTTCTTTCAAGTGATTGGATTGTCGCTGAATTTAATAACCACAATGCCCCTGCAACATTTGTGGTGGATGGAGATGAGACGGGCGGCTCTCCCACAATCACAGCCATAGGTACAGCCACAGTTGCAGCAGGGGTTGTGACATTCACAGCTAATCGGACAGAGGCTGAAACGGTAGTGGGTAATCCAGGTTGGTATTTCGCCCTTCAATTATCTGAGCAATTAGGGGTTACTGCTACGCCAGAACCGAGTGAGTTAAGGTGGGACTCAGGACCTCTTACCGTAAGTTATTCAGACGCTCCATATTATGGACATCTGGCAGATGTAGGTGGGACATACTATCTACTCTATGACCCTAATTTAGCCATAGGCCATAGGGCTGTTAATCCACAGGCATACGGAGATGGTAGTGCGGCTATAATAGTTAACAATGCAGTGCTTGAGGATGGGGATGGCAATGCCCTTGCCACGGATTTCAGCGGTCTTGCGGATGTTGATTTTGATGGGACTGGTACGATTACGATAACTGTTCCTTATCCCACTGGTACACCGGTAGAGTTCAGTTCTTCCAGCACGGTAGCTACTTACCTGGCAGCCGGTGGCTATTTCGTACCTAACGATTTTATCGAATGCACAACGGCCAACTCAATAGGCACAGTGGATTTGTCAGGCTCAGACGGTACAAGCGGTAATGTGATAACGATAGACGGCGGGGGGTTTTCCCATGCTGGCACACAGACCTTTGGTGATTACTGGGTAATTAAGAATGTAATTCATGCAAGTACCGTTACTTTAGGGGTAGGGAGTGTACATAGCGGTTCAATTATTCCCACTGCTTCCACTTTAATAGTCCCCAATGGAGCCACAACCTGTTACATATATAATGATGGCATTGGCATCTTGGATTTAGACGGGGCAGCTAACGTTTATAATACTTGGATTACGACCGTTGATCCAACTGGCTTGGATGGAGCGGAACCTGTGACCTTTACTGACTGTTATTTCATTGAATCACAAGCAGCAATCGAGGCAAAGGACGTAGATGATGTTTTGACCTTCACGAGGTGCACATTTGAAATTACCACAGCAGATATATTCACAAACTATGCTGGTGGTGACTTTACCCTGAAACCTGGAGCTTCATGGCGACATGGTGGAACTTACACTCCTGGCTATGAAACTAAACTACGTCCTGGTGGAGGAGTCATGGATGATATACTAAGTATTGGGCCTTATGGTGTTTTAAGAGGCTCAGCTGGAATGTAACAATTAGATCGTTCAAAAATTGAACAAATTATGGCACTTCAACAGATAAGAATAGGTAGCGCAGTAAATGTCTTCCAGTACGACGATGCAGCTTTTGATTCTGGTATTGACTGTACAGCTCCAATATCTGCAGCGTCTCCAGTTAATCCAGGTGAAGTACTTACCTTAGGTGATTATCCTGGTTTAGCTATATCAACTATCAATGATATAGTTATGTTTGAGAATGAAGTGGTAGGCTTTAATAACAATGTAGTCATTGTATAAGGTTTAATATGACAGCTTTAAATGAAAATGCTATAACTAAGGTAGCAACAGTCTCTGGTGTTGACATGCAGACTGCTGCAGCAAAGACTAACTTGTACACAGTCCCGACCGGAAAAGTCTTCTATCCAACACATGTAGTTATTCGAGATCCATCTGCTTCCTTAATAGGTGGTAGTGATTATGATCTTGGAACTGGTGCCCTTTGTAATACATGGAGACAGGCTATTACCTTAGTAAGTATGACCACACCTAACACTGACTTCATGGTAATAGGTGGAGTTGATGTCACTAAATATGCAGAATGTGCAGCTGCTTCGATTTTTGGTATCTATGTAAATACTGGATCGACTGGTGCTGCTACTGCAACTATTGATGTATTTGGATTCTTGGTATAGATGAGGTTATATAAATGCCATACATTGTAACAGGGGAATCAGACTACCCAAATATTGACTACTCAAGGGAAATCTATGACTATGACTACCCAGGTGGTCTTGATCTGAAACCTGACTCTGAGTTTCACACTTCCTTGCGTAACAAGATCTGGTCTCGTGCTAGGGAGTCTAGAAATGAAATTAGCAAGCGCTTTCCTGACTGGCGTGAAATTGATAGGAAGATGACAACCTACATTCCATTAAAGGATAAGGAAGAGGCTTTAAAGAAAAAAGACACAAACAAACCTGTATCAATAGTATTTCCTTACTCTTACTCAATGCTTGAAGCGTTGTTGACTTACTTATCTATGGCATTTTTCCAAGACCCTATGTTTCAATATGAAGGTGTTGAAGATGACGACACAATAGGTGCAATGTTGATGGAGTTGGTTATACGACTTCATTGTATTAAAACTAAGGTACCATTAGCTCTACACACAATCTTGCGTGATTCGCTTTGTTACGGAGTAGGTATAGGAATCCCTGGATGGGTACAGCAGTATGGAAGGAAGCCTATTAGATCAACTATAGAAACGCAGTCAGATTTAGGTATGCAAACTGCCACTGACATACAGTTCATTGATGCACTGTTATTTGAAGGCAACGACCTTAGCAACATCGACCCTTATATGTGGCTACCTGATCCAAGTGTGTCTTCTGACAAGATTCAGCAGGGTGAGTTCTTTGGCTGGGTAGATCGTGATAATCTAATGAACATGCTTTCGGAGGAAAGTCAGCCTGGCTCTAATCTATTTAATGTTAGATATCTACATGCGAGAAAGGGTAGGAAGTCTGCTCTAGCAAACGACCAGTCGGAGCGTGAAACTAGACATGGTGGAGCTACTGATGTTAGACGTGGTATGCAGATGTCTACCAATCCAGTTGATACGATTAAGATGTATATTAACTTAATCCCGAAGGAGTGGAAATTAGGTACCAGTGAATATCCTGAGAAGTGGTTCTTTGCCTTAGCTGCAGATGATGTAATAGTCCAATGTGAGAAAGCCACTCATCACCACGGAATGTATCCTGCTGCAGTTGCATCACCTGAGTTTGACGGCTACTCGATAGCTCCAATAGGTAGAATGGAGGTACTTTATGGACTACAACATACACTGGATTTCCTCTTCAATAGTCACGTGGCTAACGTACGCAAAGCCATTAATGATATGCTGGTTGTTGATCCTTATCTGGTTAATATTAATGACTTGAAAGATCCAGAACCAGGCAAACTCATTCGACTGCGACGTCCGGCTTGGGGACGTGGAGTTGACAAAGTTGTACAGCAACTTGGAGTAACTGACATTACAAGGGCTAATATAGCTGACTCAGCCTACATTACTCAATGGATGGATAGGATAAGTGGTGCTGATCAGTCTATGCAAGGCTCACTTCGTCAAGGTGGACCTGAGAGATTAACTAAAGGTGAATTTCAAGGTACACGTGGAAGCGCTATTTCAAGGCTACAACGAATTGCTATGATAATAGGTATGCAGTTTATGCAGGACATAGGTTGCATGTTTGCAGTTCATACACAACAGTATTTGAAGGAAGATACATTTGTAAGAATAACAGGTAGATACCGTGATCAGTTAGCTAGACAGTTTGGGAAGGATAAAGGATCAATACCTGTCTCACCTTATGACTTAGCTGTAGGATATGACTTTATACCCAGAGATGGGTCAATACCTGGAGGTAACTTCTCGGAGGCTTGGCTTAAGTTGTTTCAGGTTATAGGTAAGTCACCTGAACTAATGGCTCAGTTTGATATAACTAGAATCTTCATGTATATAGCACAGCAACTAGGTGCGAAGAATGTAGAGGACTTTCGTAAGAATGTTGGTCAAACTCAAACTCAAGTATTACCAGATGATGTGGTTGATAGGGAAGCTCAGGCTGGTAATCTTGTTCCGACTGGAGCTATGTAATGGATGATAGAGAGATAACAGTAAGAGCAACTAAAGGTCAGATACAGGACTTCCTAGAATCCTTTCTATGGAAAGATATGAAACGTGAGTTAGGTGCTTGGAAGAAAGGGTTTGATTCAGAGATGAGATCAATAGTTGAAGATTCAACTGTTGAAAATCCCAGCACTGCAACTGTCTTAATGCGCATGGGAGATATAAATGGAAGAGTAAAGGCAGTTGATTATTTACTTTCTTTACCAAATATTTTCTTACATATTTTAGAGGAGCAGAGAGATGACAATAGACGCAACGAAACCTGAAGATACAGTTCTTAACAGTGCACTGCCTGCATATATAAGGGAAACCAGAGCTGAGGTTAATGCAGTAGGTGTTGTTGGTACAGGCAATGTTGGGGAAGGTACTGTAGCCCTTGCAGCGCAGACTTCAATGACTATTGGAGTTGAACTTAGTCTCGAAGGTCTTGAAACTGTGATAATTTCCAGTGTAGGCCTTTCAACCTTAACAACCATTCTTGGTGGGACTCAAGGACAGATTAAGATATTTATCTTCCAAGACCTACTTGTTCGCTTGACTGATAGCAATGCAAAGGCAAATGGCACTTTTCATTTGAATCAAGCTCCAGCACTTAGTGACTATACTCCAGCAGTGGATGATGTGATTACCTTGGTGAATGTAGGTGGGGATGGTGCTGGAACTCATGGTTATTGGAGGGAAGTTGATAGAGCAGCGAATGTATAAGACCGTTCAATTTTTAAACAAACTTTAAATGGAGGTTAGTGATGGCAGATGAAATGGTACAAGATCAATTAGATCAAATGGCTGATATGTTAAAGGGTGATGATGAACCTAGTGTGAAGGTTCCTGAGGATCTACCGGAACCAGAACCTATTCCTGAACCTGAACCTGATCCTACACCAGATCCTGAACCAGAACCAGAACCGACTCCTGAGCCAGAACCAATACCTGGGCCGGAGCCTAGTCCTGAACCTGAGCCTGAGATTGACATTGAGCAAATTAAAAAAGACAACGAGGAGCTTCGTAAACGTATAGATGAAATGTCAGTCCCTAAACCTGAACCTAAGCCTGAACCTAAACCTGTAGAACCAGAGCCAATAAAGTTAGATGAAATAGACTTCATTGGCGATGCAGATATGGATGAGGTGACTCGTGATCCAGTGGCGTTTAACAAACTTTTAAACAAAGTATTTGTTCAAGGTGTAGATACAGCAAGGAATACTATCAGTGAAGGAGTTCTTCGATCTATCCCTGATACTGTAAAAAACACTATGAATACGGTGATAGCTTTAAAAAAGGCAAGTGATGATTTTTATGAAGATAATAAGGACCTTGTGCCATTTAAGAAGGTTGTAAGTGCTGTGTTTGAAGAGGCATTTGCAGAGAACCCTGACAAGGGATATCTTGAAGTAATGAAAGGTGTAGGTCCTGAAGTTCGTAAGCGTCTTGAACTTCATAAAAAAGCAGTTAACCCTGAACCAGATCCACCAGACTCTAACAATCCACCGAAGCTTCCACGTAAGAAGAGCCAGCCAAGGCAGCCTTCGGATAAACCTGATACCGATCCCTTGTTGGCAGAGATCGATGAAATGAATAAATCACTTTAACGGAGGAATAACTAATGGCTTTAGAACGATTAGGTGAGCAACATGTTAACGCTGTTGTGGATAAGTTCCATGACCCCGTTGCAAGTTACACCATGACAACTCGTGATTATGTACTTCGGCCATATACAGTTGGTGCGGCAGTAACTATAACTCTGCCACCTGTGGCTGAAGCAAAAGGAAGATTTTATTCAATTGTAGTAAAGTCTATCACTGGTGTATTCTACGTCACTATTGAAGATAACAATAATGACTCTGAAAGATGGGAAGGTGATATTGTACTTGATGCAGCCGGCGAAGGCCAACTTTTCTATTCTGATGGTTTGAAGTGGATGCTTCGAACCTTTTCAGATATCACAGTATTAGATATCAACAAGTTGGGTGGCCAAATATATTCTAACCCAACAGGCACAGATTATACCATCTTAAAAATTCACAACCATGATACAACTGCAGAAATCGGAGGTTTGGAAACTAAAGGTGACCTTGTCACCATTGACCCTCTTAAACCATCGTTAACTGGTGTACAAGCTTCATGGACTTATGAACCAGCTGGAGGGACTGGCGCACCTGCTGGTGTATCAGCTAGTTCAAATGTTCTAGCAGTGTCTCCTGGCTTTACAGTAACTGCTGGAAATATCTATGCTCTAGTTGGTGAAGTACAGTGCCAGGGAACACTTAATGGTGCAACTGTTAATGTAGCTGGTGTTATTGGAATTCTATCAGGAGCTGGTGCAAATACACAAGTAATGCATATGGCAGGAGTTCAATCAGCAATATCTGTAGGATTTGTTAATCCAACTACTGGTACTTTGTCTCACTTCCTAGCCAACAATAGTGGAGCTTGTATAGTAGATAACTTAATCTGTATGCAAGCTTCTCAACTCATAACAAATTTCGCTTGGTTCAATATGGCTGCTGCAGATAAATGTGTTGAAGCGAATGTTAATGCAATGACTCTTACACAGACCTCTTACCACATTAGAGTACTTATAGAAGGCAATGTGGGATATGTACCAGTATTTGATAAAAAGACCTGGAATTAATTAATACTGTATTAACCTTTAATAAACCTATAGGAG